GTTTTAACCAATTTATCCACATTATCCCGGTATGCATCGAACATTTCCCACGCTTCCGGAGTAAACTCTATCTCTTCCGGGTGGGGTGCGCCGTAAGAATCATACGGGCAATGGGAAGTTATCGCCAAAACCTTATCAATAATCGACTGAGGCGGCGGGGTGAATTTCACCTTTTTCTGACGGTCTGGCCTCTCCTTTGATTCTAGCACAATCCAGCGGTTGAGAAACCCATCGACAATCTCACCACTGCCGCAAGCATCGCGGAACTTTTCTTGCACCGTGGAACCATAACAACAAAAATGGGGGTTTTCTATATCAATTCGCGGCTCTTTAGCGCCTGCAGCCTTTTCCCTGCCCATTAGAATGGAATTAGCAGAGCTGAATGTTTTGATCATATAATCCAAAATCTCGCGCTGGTGAACGCCTGCGCCTGCGCTGCTAAGGTTTCCAATATAGCGCCCGACTTCATCCATGACCAAATAGCCAACGTTACCAGATTTTTGCAAAGCGTGCAAAAACCCAGCGCCGCTCACAGGCTCTCCCATAAGGTGCTTTTGCAGGCCGCACGCCTTGACAAGCCGTTTTATAGCGTTCTGGGGGTGTTCTTTGCCACCGCCGGTAGGTGCCATAGCAAGAATCATGAGATTCGTTCTAAGGTCGGTTTTACCGCGCACCCGGTGGCCTTTTATCATACCAACAAAGGAAAGAGCGGCCGCAAGCGATAAAAGCGGCTGTGGCCTTATTGCGGTGGAGGTTATCCAATCGGCAATCTCCCCGACCAGGCCGTGAACCACAATGCTGTTTTCATCTGCCTTTTTTTCTTGCACGAAATAACCGCGCACTGACTCGCGGGGGATGTCGTTAAAATCGCCTGTGGTAGAAGGCATTACATAGTTATAACCTGATTCCTTTGCGGCTTTTTCACCTACGCCATTTGCGTCATTATCTGCAGCAATAGTAATATCGCGGAAAGGAAGTGAATCGCATACGGTTTTAAGATTGCCAGCGTTAAGCGCGACAATAACAGGGATTCCGGTTTCTTCATGAATCGTCGCGCCGGTGGCGAAACCTTCGCAGACAATTACTTTTGAAGTGGGTGCGCCTATAATGTAATAGCAGCCGCGCACGCGGCCACCTTGCAGAAAATACTTGTCACCATTGCCATAAATTTTCTGATAACTCCAAACTTTGCCGGTGGAGTCCTGTAGCGGCATGATAAGCGCGTTTCCGTCATAGCGAAGGCCGTGAGATTGCACGCCTTTACGGTTGAGATAGTCGCTGTAACCCGTGCGAGCGCATGACTCATAAAATTCTAACGCAGTATCCGCAAGAATTGCTTGTTCGGCTTCGCGCTGTTCTTTCAAGCGCGCAACACTTGAACGAATCCGCGAATATACTTCGTCGCTTACATTCTCACCGCGCCATGTATGCGATGCGTCACCTTCTTCCCAGTTGCCATAGCACGCAGCCGCTCCGCCTTCATATATTATATACCAACCGTTTTCCTTGCGCGGTTTTGCAATGGTGGGGCAACGATGCAGTTCGCCATCCATGACAAGGGAGGTGAAATTCAAGCCTGCTGAACGCAATGCGCTTTCAAGGGATGACACATTAAGCCTCATTTTTCTTGAATTGAAGAATCAAAAAGCGTATAAATGTGCTTTCCGTCATCCCCAGTTTTTTGGCCTCGCGCTTTACCCATTTACACAGCTCGCCAGAAACGTAAGTAACTAGCCTCTCGTCATTCGACATAAATCCTCTCAAAAAAAAGTTGACACTTCGCATGGTGTGCTATATTGTGCCACTTGTCAACTGACAAATAACGAAAGGACAAATGACTATGACAAACGAAAACGAACACGATGAAGAAAAATTTCTGGTTGATAAAGTTTTATCCGCGAGGGAAAACGTGCGTGAGCTGAAGGCTCAAATGATGATTTTGCAAATGAAAATGAATTGTGCAAAATCTTATCTTGAGTCATGCGAACAGGCCGCCATTGATTACATGATTGGCAATGGTTGCATTGAAACCGAAAACTTCCGCATTAAAAAAACGCAAGTGGTGGATGTGTCCGGCGAATTCCCGGATGAATATGCACGCATCAAGCGCGAGCCTGACAAGCGCAAAATTGCAATCGAGAAGCCGAAAGCGAATTGGTACAGCATGAAAGAAAACACTCACATTCAACTGGTAGGAGATAAACGTGGAATTTAATGAAATCAAAACCGGCACTTCTAAAGAATTGCCATCAAAGATTGTGGTTTACGGCGTGCCGAAAATTGGAAAATCACGCTTTGCTGCACAGTTTCCCGATGCGTTTTTTATCAACGTAGAAGACGGCCTGCAATATCTTGGCAAGGAAGTGCGTTCGACGCCTGCGCTGCATTCGTTTGATGAAGTGCTGGGGTGGCTGAAACATATCCATGACGCAGAATCTTTTAAGGCTGGCAGACTGGTAATTGATTCGCTCGATTGGGTGGAATCGCTGGCGAAGGACAAAGTTGAAAAAGAGCACGGCGCGCCACTTAGCGACCGGGCGCATAAAGCGTATGCGTATGGCGCTGGGCAGGCGATGGTTGACGATGCAGTCATGCGCGTGTTTCGTGGCCTGGATGCAATCTATAAAAAGAAAAGCATTCCGTCACTTTTGATTGCTCATAGCGTGATTAAAACAATCGACCTGCCAACGAAAGACCCTTATTCAAAATACGAACTGAAGATGAGTAAAGCCACGGCTGCCAAAGCTACGGAATGGGCAGATCTTGTGCTTTTTGCTGATTACAGTTTTGCGGTCACAAAAGACGGCAAAACTTCTGAACCGCGTCCGGTTTTTCTGGCCGGTGGCAGCGCCGCATATACGGGAGGCGGGCGCATGTTACTAAACAAGGAAATCCCGTTATCTTATGACCATTTAATTAAGGAGATTACACGATGACAAATGACTATTATGGTTTTACTTCAACGGACGATGTGAAGTATGACGCTCAGGGCTTGCCGCTTGGCGAGCACAAGGTAATGATTATTGGTGAAGAGCCTGACTCGAAAGAGCGCGGGCTTGTTGCTGAGTTTGAAATTGTGGAAGGAGAGCACAAAGGCAAGCGCGGCAAAGTGTGGTATCTTACCAAGCATGAAAACACCACAACTTCTAATATCGCCAAGCAAAACATCAAAAGAATCGCTGACGCAACTGGACGGGCGGTAACGCCAACAAGCCCGCTTAAAGGGCGTTTGTTGCGGGTTTTGGTAGGCGTGCAGAAAAATGATGCAGACCGAACCGAAATCAAAAAATACCTTCCGGCAGATAAAGCGGATTTGCCGTTTTAATGCTTAGGCAATACCAAAAAGACGCATGTAATGCAGTAGTGTCATGGTTTAATTATCATGACACTCCTGCTATTGTCGTCGTGGCGACGGGTGGCGGTAAATCGCATATTATCGCCAGCCTTGCGGATTATTATGCAAAGTCTGCGCGGGTGCTTATTATCGCGCACCGCAAGGAATTGCTACAACAAACTGGCAAGAAAATTACAAGCGAGGTTGGTTTTTATTCTGCCAGCCTGGGCGAGAAAGATATAAGCAAGCCGATTACGGTTGCAGGGATTCAATCGGTTTATGACGTGGTGAGCGATTGGAATTACATTTTTGTAGATGAATGCCAGTTCCTAAGCAATAACACCGATGACGGGATGTATTGGAAGCTGATAAACAATCACCCACGCGCGAAAATATGCGGTTTTACGGCAACGCCTTACCGCTTAAAAGGCGGCAAGCTAGGCTGGGGTGAAGTAATTTACGAAATCAACTATCCGGCGTTGCTGGCGATGGGTTATCTGGCGCCTATTAGCAACAAACTGCTAATGGATTGCGTGCCAAATCTTGACCATGTGGAAATAAAACTAGGCGATTATGTTGAAAACCAGCTTGCCGAAGTCATGGAAGACCCGGCGCTGATTCAGGCTGCAATCAAAGCGATTATGGCTTATGGCGTGAATCGTTATAGCTGCTTGATTTTCACGGTGAGTGTCAGGCATGGCGAGTTGCTGCGCGATGCGCTGCAACTGAATGGCATAGATTCTGTAATGGTTAGCGGAAAAAGCAGTGACGCAGAACGCGCGGAAGCGGTGACGCAATTCAAGCATGAATATGGCAATGTGCGCTATTTGATTAACTGTGAGATTTTTCTGGTGGGATTTGATGCGCCGAATGTGGATGCGATTTTTTGTTTACGGCCTACCAAAAGCAAAGCGCTCTGGGAACAAATGATGGGGCGCGGCGTGCGTATTGCGGAGGGAAAAAAGAATTGCTTGCTGGTGGATATGGCTGGCAACCTTGCCGAGCATGGCGGCATGGGCGAACCATACCGGGAAAAGGCACGCAAGGAATCAAAGCAGAACAAGGGCAAAATATGCCCTGAGTGCGAGGAATTTACAAAACCAGCGGCGAAGGAATGCCCTGACTGCGGGTATGTATTTCCGCCAGCCGAAACGGCGAAAGTTACGCATGAATATGAAGCCGACATCGGGGAGTATAAACTGAGCGGCGACATCTGCGACTATGACGTGACCGACGTGCAATATAAATTCAAAACCAGCAAGAAGGGCAGCCGCATGATTGTGGTGAGTTATTATTGCGGATATGGGAAGTATGGCACGATTGCGGATTTTCTTTTGCCTTATCATGAACAGGGGTTTTTGCGTGATAAAGTAAAGAAATTTTTTACCGAGCGCGGCGCAGTTATTGGTGATCCAAGAGATATGACGGAAGATGAATTGCTATGGCAGGCGGAAGCACTCCGCAAGCCAGCGCGCATCACCGTTGACCACAGAGAGGAATGGCCTCGAATTATTAACTATCACTGGCCTGAACCTGAAACCACCTTGGAGGAGTATCTGAACGATGGTATCCCGTGTTGAAGCATCAATACAGCGTGCGCTTGTAGATTGGTTTTACAAAACCTATTCCGACTATGCACTGCAGGCGACTTTGAACGAAAATAGCAGGCATTCCATAGAAATGGGAATAATGGTTGGAATAACTGACTTGCTGATTTTTGCACGCAAAGATGAGATTTTGCATGTGCTTTTTCTTGAGCTGAAAACCAAATGCAGAAATAGCATTTTGCGCCCTTCGCAAGAAGAATGGCATAAGAAAATTTACTTGCCGAAATTGCAAGCAAAAAACACACACTACGCAGTTGCCAAGGGATTGAGCGAAGCAAAGAAGGAAATTGTTGAGTGGGTGAAACAAAATGCCAGCACCTAAGACAATACCGCGTATTATAGACGGGGAATGGTTGCTTTGTTTGGAATGCCGCCGCGACTGGCCTGTGATGTGGAATGACGAAAGCCAGATCCCGACTTTAGTAGAAATAAATGGCCGGTGCATTGAGTGTGGCAGCGAAAAAGTTGTGATGAAATAATTTCTTGACACTACCAAAATCCAATGCTACAAACCACCCATGCGACGCAATCATGCGTCCATAAAACCGAGAAGGATTTTTTATGACTCACACACCTACACCTTGGACTATAGAAAGCCGCACCCATAATGGTTGTGGTTACACAATACAATCTCCTTCATCACACTATTCAAGATGCAATGTTGCCAGTTATGTTGGGAAATCAAATGCCGAATTTATCACCCACGCCTGCAACAATCACAAGCCACTACTTGAAGCCCTTGAGCTGCTGATTGACAACATCTCACCAGAAACGTGGGAAGCATTGCCGCAGTACGTTCAGGAACAAGTCATGGAAGTTTTTAACGTTGCCAAAGCGGAGGCGCATAATGTTTAACCACATCAAGCGCACCTTTATCACTCTTGGCATCGCCAGTGGCATGACTGCTGCGGCTCTGACATTGATTCACACGCCTGAGAATTGTCGCGCGTTGATATTGAAAGACGCTTCCAAACATCAGCGTTTTATGGACAGCGTGGCGCAGTATCAGGCACCTATGAGCTTTCACCAGGCATTAGGAGGCAAGTAATGCGCGAAACTTTTATTATGCTGGCAGCCATATCTGCAATTATGCTGATACTTGGTTACATCAACGCCTCCGATATTCAGTCTTGTATGGATAGAGGCCATAGTTTTGAAATCTGTGATTATAATTTTAATCGTTAGGAGAATTGATTATGACTACCAAACACACACCAACACCGTGGAAGGCGTTTAATAGGGGTATTGAGTGCGCTAACGGATATAGTGTTGCAACGTGCACTACTTATTTCCAGCCGGTCGGACGCCCAGAAGATAATGCCGCTCACATCGTCAAGTGCGTGAATCTGCATGATGAATTGGTTGACGGCCTTATGGATGCACATCCGCACATCGCCGATGACAAACTGCGCGCAAGCATTGGCAATCTAATCACTAAAGCACGCGGGGAGGCATAGCCATGAACCATCTTTTATTATTGTCTGCGTGGCTTAAAGAATATCAAACCGTGCAAACGCAAACATGGCAAACTTACTTTAACTGGTTAGCAATGTGGGGGATAAAATGATCCGCCGCCAGACATATGTGGTGCGTTTCCACCAGCATGAAAAGCCGTATCGTATTAGCGCGGCGCATAGATACCAAGCTGATATAATCGCCAGCAAGTTAGCCGCTAAGTATAACTGGACTGTAGCAAGTGTAGGGGTTTTAGTACGATGAACACAATACGCATGTTGTTTGAAGATTCTGGCATGAGCGTAAGAGATTTTTCTTATGCTATCTGGGAACGACAAAGCAGATTTGAGCGCATGTTGCGTGGTGAAATTGAAGCACCGGCTGTTGTGTTATCAAAAGCGCATCAGGTTTTAGCAGACTTGGATTATTGGGAGGCTTTTTTTGAGGCAAACCCAGATCAACGGTGCTCGTATAAAATTTTTAAGTATGTTCTTGACTCTAACGAATAACGATATATATTCATATCCATGCGATGCAATTACGCATCCATAAAGCCGAGAGGTACTATGAATCACATTATTTATACAGTTTACCACCACGGAGTCGAAATACTTGACGAGTCCTCTACATTAGAGGGCGCGAAAGCATTTGCTGATGATTGGTGGGGTGAAAAGCACCAAGAGTTCAGGGATAACAAAGAGCGCAGCGATTATGTGATTATAGCCGCTTATGATGTTGAGAAGGATATAGTTGTAAATCGCATCAAATACGTCGTGACCGATGACGGTTATCATGGCGACTTTGCAGAGCATAACACGCAAAGGGGGGTGCAATGAATAAATCCATAACTGAGTTATGCGCCGAGCTTTGCGAGTCAACAGACAAATGGGCAAGCGCCATAAAAGATCTGGAACAAGTATTGCTTGCGCGTGGATTTGTTACCCGCGAGGCCATTGCAAATGCACAAAAGATGGAAGGGAAGCAATCATGAACCAGCAAGTTGATAACGCGATTGGTGGGTACATCGAGGCACAAAACATTGCTGCCAGCCGCATCACGCCGGAAGAAATCAGGATGCTGCTTGCACCATTAACGCATCCACGCCCGAAAGCAGAGCGGCGGTTGCGTGACGTGTTGATTAACCATGCGGATAGGAGGAAGCAATGCGAGTAGTTATCAAAAACAGATTTACTGGAGATATATTGATAGATGGTGAATATGAATCTTTGCGCCATGCGTGTGAAGCAAACAAAACCAATCTGAGCGGTGCCAATCTGGGCGGTGCCAATCTGCGCTATGCCACTCTGTACGATGCCAATCTGCGCGGTGCCAATCTGCGCGGTGCCAATCTGAGCGATGCCAATCTGTACGATGCCAATCTGCGCGATGCCAATCTGCGCGGTGCCAATCTGAGCGATGCCAATCTGCGCGATGCCAATCTGCGCGATGCCAATCTGCGCGATGCCAATCTGCGCGGTGAAATTTTAAGCAAATCTCCGGTAATACTTACAGGATTAAGGTGGCACATTATTATCACCGAAGGATTTATGGCTATTGGTTGCAAGCGCCATACACACGCGGATTGGGAATCATTTGATGACGAAGTGATTGCCGATATGCATGACGGCGCATTGGATTTTTGGCGTGCGCATAAAGACGCGCTTCTTGCCATGTGCAAAGCGCATAGAGAAAAGAAGGAGGAAGTATGACCACAGACACTGAAAAACTAGCCGCCGATATTAAGCGGGTGATGGAGCTTGCTGCGAAAGCAGGGAATGGCAGTGAATGGCTTTATACTGAGGGCGGCCAAACAAAAGAGGATAACGACCTTGCGGAAGAAGCCCCACTCATGGCCGACATCATCCGGCGGCAGCAGGAGGTGATTAGGAAGCTTGATGATGCATTGAGCATTACACAAGCCGCTGGATATTTCAGAGGACATCTTGGCGATATGGCCGAGGCAACTATTGGCGAGGCTCGAAGGCTTGCCGCACCGCTTGTGAAGGAGGTGTGAGATGGCAACGGAATTATTTGGAGGTACAATGCAATTCACGCAAGAGGCGGATGATTGCAGTAATAGTTCTGCCTTACAGATATTGACATTTGAGGTGTGTGATGGCGGGGCTGGTAAATATGTTAGATTTACTACGGAAGGATGGGCAATAGATAGCCTTAATGATTTTGCAGAATTGTACAAAAAAGTTAAAGTGGCGTTTGAAATGAAGGAGCAAAGCAATGACTGATAAAGACAGGAGTGATTTAATAGAAACGGTTAGGGGCGCGATTTACAACACTTGGCACAAGGACGGCATTGCAAATGTGGCTGGAGTTGCCCGCATAGCAGTTGGCGCAATATGGGCGCGGACAGAAGCCGCACGCGCTGAATCGGCAAAGGAGCTGGCTGAGAAGGATGCGGAGATAGAGCGGTTGAAGGGGTTGTTATGGTATTCATGGTACGAGATGAATGCTATTCGAGCTAGAGATGGCTCGCCAGAACACGTTTGTCCAGATTACTGGAATAGAATTGTAGATGCTTTTGAAACTGCACTTGGTGAAGATTGCACTCCGTGGCCGAGCGAAGCAGCAAAGAAAGCCATCGCAACCACCAAGAAGGAGGGCTAGGCCATGACCAACATTGATGAACGCGACGCATACGAAAAGGCGGTTGACCATTTGAAATGGCTCAAAGACACCGCCGTTGATAAGCAGGATTTGGCACGAGTAGTCGGCTATGAAGATTGCCTGAATGAGTGGAAGCAAGCCCGCGCCGCCCTGCCCACGGCGGGAAATAACCATATTGCTGTAATCAGGAAAATGGTTGACAGGCAAGCCGAAGATGAAGGTTTGTGGTTTATAGCCAAATACGCATCAGAAGCCTACTTGCAGAAAGCACTGCGGAAACTGCACGCGGTTATTGAAAGTGTCCCTCCCGAACCCACGGCGGAAGTGTCGGAGGATGAGGTGGTGGAGATTATGGCTAAGGGCATGGAGCCGACATATTCTGACACATATTCAAGTAGGGAGTTGATTGAAAAAGCCATCCGCGCCCTATCCAACAACGGCTATAAAGTGGTGAGGAAGTCATGACGCACCATACACTAAACGCATCCGTTCCGCAGCATCTTTATGGGATGGTGCAAGCCGACATTCTTCAAGGACTCGATGGCGACAAAGGTTTTGAGCCTTGCGTCATTATCGGCGTGACTAGCATTCCTTCACGTTGTTTGCACTTTTCCATTCTGTGCGAAAGCGGCGCACAATGGGCAAGAATACCGATTCACATGCTGCGTTGGAATGAGCCTGAAATTGCACCACATCCCATCACTGACCTGCAATGCTGGGATTGTCACGGCTGGGATTTCTCAACTGTGCAATATGAATACCTGCGCGAGATGGGCTGCGAGTACCGAAAGCCAGACGGAACGCTCGTGCCAGCTTCTTACTGGTTCACGCTCGACCACACGGACAATGGCTTTAGCCAGTATCCGCCGGAGCATAAGTGTTACCACCTGCTGCTGCTCGAGGACGGATCCGGCCAAATCGCCGCCATGCCCAACAACCGTATTCTTTGGAAAGATGACAGCTTTGTAAAGCCCGACTCTGAGAAGCTGGCAAAGTACCGCACAATGGCACCGCAGACCTGGCATGCAGAATCAGGAAGGCGCAACCCGCAGGACACAGCAATTACAAGGGAATGCGGATGGGATGGGGCGGCAGCAATCACGAAGAAAAGCGGATGGGACTGGGCGCTGGAATGCATAAGGCAGCATAAAAAGGACGCATATAACAATCAGGGGGGGAGTGATGACTATCGTTAATGAGGTTTTGTTTCGCATCGATACCGTCGTGTTTGATGTGCCAAGGCGTTCTGGATTCAAAAGCATTATTGGCGCGGTCAGCAAAAACATTGCAACGCCGCCGGCAAACCCTGTGGCAGGCGCGGTTTATATTATACCGGATAACCCTGCATGGCCGTGGACTGGCAAGGCTGGCCAGATAGCATACTTCGATAAAATCTGGCGTTATATCGCGCCGAATCGCGGGCTGGTTCTTTTTGTCAAGGACGAACAATCACATTACATTTTTACTGGTGACGGGTGGCAGCGCGTCAAATCGGGGTAAGCGGCGCGCACAATATGACAGCATATTACAACGAGTTTGACCCAAAGGCAGCGGCGATGCTGCGTCAGCTTATAACAGACGGGCTGATTGCGCCAGGCGATGTTGATGAAAGGAGTATTGAAGATGTCAGACCAGATGACCTTAAACCCTACACACAGTGCCACTTCTTTGCCGGAATCGGCGGGTGGTCAGTTGCCCTGCGACTTGCGATGTGGCCAGACGATAGACCTGTTTGGACAGGAAGCTGCCCCTGCCAGCCGTTCAGCACGGCGGGAAAAGGAAAAGGCAAAGCAGACAAGCGCCACCTGTGGCCGGTGTGGTTCCGCCTTATCCGTGAATCCCGACCGCCAGTTGTGTTTGGAGAGCAAGTGTCAGCCGCTATACGCCACGGTTGGTGGGATGATGTGGCCGATGATCTGGAAAGAGAAGGTTACGCCACGCGGGCGGAAATTAGGCCAGCTTGTAGTGTCGGTGCGCCCCACAAGCGGGACAGACTATGGTTTGTGGCCGACCCCTCGCTTGAATGGGCAGGGGGACACGGCGAAGTCAGAGAACAGAACGGGGAACCGCCACGCGGGGGACGACCTAGCGACAGCGGCTTTGAAGGCGACGATGTGGCCGACTCCGCAAGCGAGGGATTTTCGCTCCGGGGAAGCGCACAGAGCGACAGACCCGAACAGGTCAAACAATCTGAACGATTTTGCGGCAATGGCGATGTGGCCGACACCAACCAGCCGCGACCACAAGGACGGGAGCTTCACCCCGAACGTGCCGGTGAACGGGCTCCTTGGGCGGATGGTATGGAGTGGCTCGAATGTCCAGACGGAAAGCGGCGGCCAGTTAAATCCGGCCTTCGTTTGCTGGCTCATGGGGTACAGCACCGCGCACCTATCCTCCATGCTTTCGGCAATGCAATCGTTTCGAAAGTCGCGGCGGCGTTTATCACGTCAGCAGAAAGATAGGATAGAAGCATGACCACACAAGCAGAAATGATGGATGAAGCAATATCGTTGCTTGAGCGTGCGCGTGACCATTTGCTATTGAAAGAAGAAAAGCGAATTAAAGTAGGTGAAATCACCGCTTTCATCAAAAAATGGAACGATATGAAATCCTAAAACTCGCTATGACAGCGGGGGCATTTTGGCTCGTCACAGTCTGCTATGGTTGCTTTCCAACGATAGCGGCAATACGGGCGCAGACATTGAAGGATAATCAACTCTCTCCCTATGCGGTTCTCCATAAGGTCACGCTCAGTATTATTGGCAACAAGTCTAAGATTGGACATTATTTTGTTACCCCCTTAATCTTCTCTGTGGTTCTCATTGTACCAAGGCCGAGAATACCACCCAGCGCCCAGCCTAGCAAATTTGTGTCTATGTTTGGCAATGGAGGTAGAACCTTGCCAGAAGCGGCTAAAATAAACACCATCATGGGCTGAAGCACTAGAGCATAAGCAAAAGCCGCGCCGCATACCCAGCCGATAAAAGGCCGCCAGCCCGATACAAATATATTGGAATGTGCGGCTTCCTTAGCGTTAATGGCTAATTGCCCTTTAGCCAGTTGCGTATCAGAGGCAAGCTGCGCCAGTTCTCCCGTCTGCTGCATTTTTAGAAGTTCAAGTTTTGCGGAATCACGTTGCGCCGGGTCTGGCCACAATCTGTCAATTAGCTTTTCCCCGATACCAAGAGCCGCGCTGATGGGGTCAAATGCCATAATCATATTCCTTTGTCTTTTAACCATTCCTGCACGTCAAATGACGGGCAAGCCTTAGCTGCAAATTCTCTGTGTCCATGCACCGTAGCGTGAGGAAAATCAACTTTTAGAATGCGTACAAGCCTTTCGAGTGTAGCCCATTGTGGTTTTGTAAAATTGTTTTCCGGCTCGCCTTTATTGTTAATCCCGCCCACCAGACAAATTCCGATGCTGCTGGCGTTGTGGCCTTTGGTATGCGAACCGGCCAACGCCACGCCTATGCCATTTTCTATGTCGCCATTCCGGCGGATAACATAATGATAGCCTATATCCTTCCACCCCCTATCGAGGTGCCATTTTTTAATGTCACTCGCGCCTATATCCATGCTTGGCTTGGTGGCGGCGCAGTGAATGATAACTTTTGTAATATGCCTCACATATACCCCGACAATTTAGCTACAATAATTTTCGTTCCTGCGATTAAAACGGCAATACCGCCAGCTACCCACAAAATAGCCTTGCTGATTTTGCTCGCCCAAGCCAGTGCCTCAATCAAGTTGCCCATGACGGTTGTCAGGCGCGTGGTCACTTCGGTATTTTTCTCAAGGGCTGCAATGCTTGCGGCATTCATTGCAAGAAGGCGCGTGTGTTCGTTATCAGCAGCGATATGTTTCGCATGAAGTTTGGCATGATCGTCAAGCCTACGATTATGCTCAGTGACAGTGCTTTCTAGCGATTCGATGCGCTTAATGGTCATAACGCCCCCAGATTTAGAGTGCCGCCGCTAATAGTAAGAGTCTGTGGAAGTTGCGCCGGATTTTGCTCAAGCACATTAACCCTAGCAGTAAGCTCCGCAATGGCCGCATTTACTTGCGACAAATCAGCGGTGCCGTTGTTGGGGAAGTTGCTATCAAGTCCGCCGATATATTCGATTTCAAGCCATGTATAGACATGGCCACTTTGCAATAACGAAGTCGCCGCCGGGATGCTTATCGCTTGCGTCACAATGTCATAATATGTATTAGCTACGTCGTTTTTAACAATCGTATCAATCGAAAGCGATGGATGCTGGATGTAGATTTGTGCCTTGATGCGGTAGAATCCTGTTTCTCGCAGAACGATATTACCGCTCGGAGTATCTGTTCCGCCGTTTTTTACCAGCATTCCGGAGACACCGGGTGCAGCAGAAGGGTGCGTATCGTAATCAATCACATCCCAAATGACTTTCTGATAAACGTTATTAGGCAATGCGTCGAACCCGGCGCGGATCCCCTTAGCTCTGGCCACAATCGTCATACTACCACCTCCTCCAAATGTTCGTCCATAATCGCCTGCGCTGCTGCGCGTTGCTCCGGCGTGTCTTCTGGCGGAAACCAGATGGCTCCTTCCGTATTGATGCCACTAATCGGGCAAATGCTTCTAATCAGTTGGTCGAGTTCGTGAAGCTTCATACGCTAATGCTCCCAAAGATTCCTGTCGGCCATTGACTTGTGCCATACCAAGTTTGAGTATCGGCTCCGGCTCCGTATTCAAGCGCCTTAAATGTGTTTTTTCCCAAAAGAAATGCGCTTCCCTGTGAAGTTCCTGATGCTGCCACAGCACTAATCACAGGCTGAGTTTCTATTGATGCGTTCCCCCATAATGCTGTTGCTGAATTGAGACCGATTGCAACCCATGCTTGCCGCGCTGTTGCGGTGCTATTGACAAACCTCCCCGACACTCGGCATTCCACGGCATTTTCTGCAACGCCCTGAATAAAACTGACTTCCGCGTTAGTGGCGTTATTCCATTGCCGATAAGCGGCGGTACTATATGTCCATGACGCTGTGGATTCGGCGGCAGACATATTTTTACGAACCGTGTTGTAATAGTTCGCAAGATAACGATTCTTTGCGCTATCCTCCGTCGTCGTCGTGCCGGTGCTGTAGAACGTTCCCAGATAACGGCGGGTAGTGCTGCCGCTGCGAACAAGCACGCCATCCTGATAGGCAAGCGCCGTGGCGCGGGTGGTGTCGTTCGTCCACACAAGCGTTTCGAGCGTAACCGTGCCAGCATTATTATAGGCGAACACGTCATAGGGGCGGCCAGAAGTCAGGCCGGAAAGCGCGAGTGAAACTTGCGCCGTAGTCAATAGCTCCCATGCGGTACCGTTATACAGCGCAATCTGATTGCCGTTGTAAGGCGTCAGGAAAACCGTGCTTGCGCCCGTGACGTCCGTTGTGGTGACAGGTACGTCAGTGGTAAGAGTCAGGCGGAAGTTGTTGATTTTAGGCGAGGCGCTTCCGGTGATGGTGCCGTTGAGTACGGGGTTGGTCACTGAAACCGGGCGCGGATTCATCAATTCCCAGCGAGTATTTGCCAAATCATAGCGAAGTTCCAATTCATGCCCGTCACCAGAAATATCGCCAGCAACAAGCGCTTGTCCGCCGTTTTTAACGATTGTCCTAGCAGTCAATCCATTAGGGGAAAACGTCGGGGTAGTTGTGACGTTAGCAGCCGTTGCACGCACATAGCAAAGTTGCCCGTCAACAAGTGCCGTAATTGGAATTGAATAAGCAGCAGTAATTGCGTCCGCTGTGCCGCCACCGTCAACCCATGCGGCCTTACCATCCTGTACTTGCCCAAATGCTGCATAATCAGTGCGCGAAGCAGCATTGCCTACGCCAGTATGACGAAAGCTAGACATAGGCAGATTTGCCGTGATAGTGGTCTGACCGTCTTTCGTGATTGCCGTAGATAAAGCAACGGCCATGCCGTTCATTTCATTATCCATGCGGTCTGCACGGATTTTGATATTTGCTGCGGCATCGTTTACCCACGAATATAAACGAGTAAATACTCCACTGCCATTATAAGGCATACTACACCACCTTGCTTGTTATAATTTGGTAAACTTCATCAATCGTGCGCGGCCGTTGCCCCTCGAAAAACACTTCGGGGTTTTTTCTGGCCGCTTCAGGAAAACTACGCGCTGCAATGGCATTTTTGCCAAGCATTTGGATTGCCTTGCTTGCAGCGGGCGCTCCCATAAAATGCGCGAAATATAAATTGCCATCCGTTGTTTCAATACCCTTGTTTTGCAAGATTCGTGCGTTGTCCTGCAATAAAGCAGCCATCATTTGCTCTTGCGCTTGCGGGTTGTTTTTGTCGCTGTACTTAATGCCAGAGCGCCGCCCCCATTTATCCACCACTGAGCGCCATGTATCGTCAGTGAATTGGTATAAACCAGATGCGCTAGTACGCGGGTTTTTTGCGTTAGGATTGCCAGAAGATTCGGCATTTTTGATGCGTTCTTGTAATGACGATTGCGGGGCAAGGGGTTGACTTGAATTTGATGGATTGACATTTTTTAAGATAAATCCTTCTGGCAAATTAAATTGAGGCGGTTCTTGTCTGTATGGATTCGGCTGGTTAGGATTTACTTCAATACGGGTGGGTGACTGCCCTCCAATTACAGCGCCAGCAGGTGCGGCAAGTTGACCTGAACGTGGGCTTGATATAAGCGCAGGGAGGCCGCTTGTTTGTTTTTGCTGAATGCCCTCAATCGTGCTAAGTAGATTTTCTGCCTTGCCGCGTGCAGTAAGTTTTTGTCCATATTTTGCAGCAGTTCCAATTACAGGTGCAGCAATTCCAGCTCCAGTTCCAGCAGCAGCCCCAGTTATGCCGCCGCCAACCAAAGCACCAACACCGGAGCCGATTCTGCTATTGCCAACATCAAATCCAAATCTTCCAAGCGTTTTCATAATTGCTTCAGAAGTATTAAGTGTCCCGGCTTCTTTTAACGCGGCTTTTTCAGCATCATTAAGCCCTCGTGATTTGCGAGGGTCTGTAATCATTTTATTAAATTCACGTTTGAGATAATTTGCATCACCATCTGATTTTTTAATGACATTCGCAACACGTTCAAACTTACGCGCTCTAGCCCATTCTTGACGACCATAATTCAAAGCATCAATAGCTTTTGTGCTCCCACCCTTAATATCAATCCCTTTTAACGAATCAACTGCGTCATCTATTGTTTCAATAGCAATAGATGCTTTTCTAGCATTGATAGGGTCGTTAAAATTGCCTGCAACTTGACCAAATAATTGTCGCCATTGGTCTAAATCCTCTAAAGTGAAATCACCCTGCCTTGCAGCGTTTTTGAAATCATCCAAAACTGATAAAGTATTAGCATGTAAATTTGTATTTAATTTTCCGTCAGCACGCAATGCTTGTTCAATTTTGTTTGTAATGTTTACGGCGCGCGGTTTGTTAATAATAGCGCCAGCATTACGCATTTCTTTATATGCAGCAGAACTTCTTAATTTAATTGCATTTAGCGCGTTATCCAATTCTTCAGTGTCACGCGCGCTTATACCTTTCCCGATAATCTGCTTTGCCCCAGTAGCTTTTTGCACTACCCTACCAGCAACTGACCCCACAATGGGAATAGCGCCACCAATAGCACCACCAGCCAAGGCACTGTCGAGGGATGATCCCAGTCTATTCTCAACACCCTCTCCAGCCCCAGCGCCAGCGGCACCAGAAGCAGCGGCACCGAGTGCACTTGCTTTTCCAGCACGACCGGCAAGCCCGAGGTTGTATCCAAGCACTTTACCCGAGCGAAGGCTATTAGCAATCGCCGCTCCGCCTTTTGTTCCAAGTGCGGCTGCTCCTGTCGCCAAAGACCCAGCGACCTGCCCCGTGAGAAACCCCGCAGGATTGCGCTCACGCATTGCTTCAATCTGTTGACGATTTCTTTCAAGGTTTTGTTCGTATGCCTGCTCTAATGTTTTATCTGTCAATAATGCGGGAGCGATAGAACCGAGGGCAGCTGTTAATTCATCCCCGAAACCAAAAGATGCCGCATCCGCAGCACCAACAATACTAGAACCAACAAAATTAGCAATGGCCTCGGGAGTGGTCGTTTTTTTAACGCCCGGAAGCGGCTTCTTTTCTTGTGGTATGGATTGTTCATTTAATAATACGAATCCAGCGGGAAGTTGCATTATAGTTGCTCCCATTTCCCGTTTCTAACAATTATTCTTTGTCCTGTAGTTGGGTTTTCGGCCATAGTTCCTTCAGGAGGCATAGCGTCACGAGCTGCGGCTAATGGGTCGTTTACTGGTGTTTCCGATGGCAAATCAACCCCGTATTTGTTTCTATACGCCTCTTTAATAACCCTATCGGCATTAGCTAGAGCCATTTTGTAATCAGTGAGCGCACGAGTGAATTCTTCTTCGCTTTGCGCGTTTTGCAGGGATGCTTCAGCGTTTCTCAGCATTTCTAATTCCTGTATAGCAATCCCACCAAGCGCACCGCCTGTTGGCGAATTCGTACGCATTTCTTGCAATGCCCCAAAAGCAGAGCGTGCTTTTAGAGTATCAATGTCTGCCTGCGCGTTTGCCGAAGCAGAGCCAGGGCGATTAGGCACAATAGACGACAAGCCCGTAATGCCAGCAATCCCGGCTTTGTTTTCCAGTATTTCGGCAATCTTTTTAGATGTTTGAGCGTTTTCACGAATAGCCGAAAGCGCCCTAGCCTCCTCGGCCATCATATTTTGTTTCATTTTGGCTTCGTCTGCTGGCGTTCTTGTTTTATCAAAAGTTGACATTGGTTGCCCAGTTAATGGACTTGGCTGAACCAGTTGCCCCCCTATATCCAAATACGGAGTGGAACGTTTAACGCGCAAATAATTTTCTTTTTCAGCAGGGGAAAGCTGATTGTAAAAATTGTATTCTTGCACATTTGAAGGCATTGCCTCACCTGAGGAAAATTTCATCCTCATCGCTTCACCAACCATCGACGGGTCTTGCGCCATAATCGCAGCAGCTTCTTCCCTTGTCCCCGCTTTCATCAAAGCATCTGCAAGTTGCTGACGCTGTTTCGCTTGCTCCTGCTCCATCATATCAGCCTTTGCCCCCTCATACCCGCCAGCGAAACCAGCCAAACCCCTAGCCAATCCCTCAAAGCCCGACTGCGGCACGGCGTAGCCACTCACAACTTCAGTAGGACGCGATTGCCCTTGCATTTGCAGCATTTCAGCCATGCGGCGACGGCGTTTGATTTCTGCTTCTTGTGTTGGGTCGTAAAATTGCACCATGTTTATTAACCCCAAAGTTTATAGCCAAAAAGTGAACCGGAGCCACCAGCAAAACCTCCAGCCATTCCCAATAATTGCTGGGCTGTTTGCATATTTGCGTTTTGTTGAGCAATTCTAGAATTATATTGGCCAAGTTGTGCTTTATATTGATCGCCAACCAATCCAGTGTAATCCACTGGTTTTATGCCTCCGCTGCCGGCAGAAGCAAATTGCGGATTCTGAATTTGCGTACCGCCAGTAAGCGCAATATATTCATTCAGCGGTGCATTGCGCTGCGTGGTGTATTCTTGTATGCCCTGATTGCGACGCATTAAGGCATCAGCCAACTCACGGGAGCCAAATTGTTGCCCGCTTATGATTGCTTGTGTGCGGGCGTCATTGCGTGCCTGATTAAAAGATTCCATTTCACGCTGATACGCTTGCGAGCCTTGGCCGATGCCCTGGTTAATCAAGCGAGTGCGTAATGCTTCTTCGTCACGCTGAAACTGCGGATTCATGCGCGCCATTAAGGCTTCTTCAGCGCGTGCGGCGGCGGCAGTTTGGTCTGTTTCGCCATAAGAAGGCAAGCCAGCATAGCTGAATGGGGTGCTTACTGATTGTGAAATACGCCCAAGCTGGTCTAAGCCAAGCTGCGCCGTCCCCAAGTCGCCTTGCTGCGTTAAATCCAATAACCGTTGCTGCTCAGGTGATAAAGTAATTCTTGAGGTGAATTTTGGCACATCTCCTTTGCTGATAAGAAAATCCTCGCGCTTTGGTGCTTGCGGGATTTCCGGTTTTGATGTTCTAGTTCTGCCAAATCTATTAGTAGTTTGCGTTATCGTGTAATTCTCTAATGATTTGCTATAAGCATCCATTGCTTTAGCATAAGCCTCTTCATTATAAACAGGATTTCCCCCAGTTTGAGTATATACAAGGCTTCCATAAGGGGTGTATTGGTCAACATTGCCAAGCTGTGCATTAGCAATAGCCGTTTCCTTATTCATTGCTGCTTGCGCTTGCGCGGTAGCTACAGGGTCTGGTGCTGCGGGAGCTTTAGGTGATTTCTTGCCCATATTAAATCCACTTACATTCTGGTTTTAACATAGACCAAGAAATAGCGTCATGACCGCCATGGAAAGCCTTGCGGTGGTATCCTTCAGGCGTGAAACCAAGTCTTTTGTTAAACATGACAACCCCCTTGTCTGCTGCTTTGCAAAGCGTCTGAACTCTTTCCAGTCCGAGCTGGATGAAGGGGTATCTAAAGAACGCTTTTATATTATGCCTTGTTGCCCATCTCTTGTCAAGGCTTGCGATTGACATTTCTATCAATAATTCTGGCTGGTAATTATTATAAACCACACCGGCTATCAACTTGCCTTCTTTTTCTATTCCTATGGCTGTGCATGGATAGAAAGCCTCGTCATCCATTCCTAACTGAGCCGCAACCCACTTTCCGACTTCTTCATCCTTGCCAAAAACAAGATTCACAATACCGCCCCGATTTCATAAACAAAATCAGTCGAAACCCATTGACACGTTAAAAACTCAGTAGAAGTAACTACTCGAATGCCAGCCGCATAGCCAACGCCGGTCACCGTTTGCCAATTTTTAATAATGTTATCGCCGCGCGTCCATGAAGCAACGTTCCAATCAGATACATCCCATGCGCTTCCCACATTATCCGTAAAACTCGGCGCATAAGCAGTGCGGTTTTGAGCAAAGTCAACGTTAAGCACAATGGCGGGATTGATTGTTCCATTACTGATAAAAACAGGTCTGGCCATTGACCATTTTTTTATCCCGGTTTTGCTTCCAAAATAGCTCGCCGCCTGCTGTGCAACGCATACAATAGCCGACCCGTTATCGCTTTCCCCTGTGTCTGCCTTATATACCCCATTTGAACCACCAAAGAAAAGCTCATCCCCAAGCGTTTCCCAGCAAATAGCATTCCACCCTGTAAATTTTGTCCATGCGCCATGACTGGTGTTCATTACATACTGGTGCGCCACTTGCCCTTCAGTGGTCGGCACATTAATAATCAGTTTTTTACCAAAGGGATGAATGATTGGTTGCCACCCAAATACAGAACCGTAAGCCTGCACATCTGAATTGAAAATCGTGCTGATATTATCCGTTGCGGCAAGGTTTAACTGCGAACGGTCAGTAAGAAGCGCCTTTGATAGCGGGAATGCCCCGTCTGTAGTAATTACCAGCACATCCGCGCCAGCCTTGGTAAAGCATCTGCGACCCACAGGTCTGCCCATGCGGAAAGTGCCAACCAGAGCCCATGTGGTTGAGCTTGATGGGTCAGTTCCCTTATACAAGGCAACCTCACCCTCCGAAGTGATAAACGCCGCGTAATCATCAACGCCAGCCGCGTTATCAATCGTCCAGTTGGCCATTGCCATGAGATAGCCACCCATGCGAAACAGGCCGGATAAATCAAGATTGTTTGCTGCCCCACCAATAGAAGAAACTGGCAAATACCATGCGTTAAAACTGTCTTTTTCAATAAACCATACTCGGTTTTTGAAGTTATTAATATGTGCAGCATTTGCTGTATCAAAGCCAGTTACAGTAGTTGTTGTGCCATCTGCGTACCACGTGGAACCAGTGTAAACTCGCATTTTATCTGCGCCGTTTACCATAAGCAGGAAAAACCCGCCCGCCGTTCCCATGTTGATGTATTGAAAACGGGAATTTGTCAGGCCTGTAACCACCGGCAAACCTACAGCCCCTGCCGTGGTGACGTTATAAATAGAATTGCCAGAAACACCAAACATCTCGCGCTGCACACCATCATTATACGGCGCTAATGTTTGAACCGTGCTCATGCCGGTTACATGGGCTTCATAACCATTTCTTATGTCAACGCTTGATGGTGTTGGAAACCAATTCTCCAACGTAACGGCTTCGGTTTCCTTCATGTTAGCCAATGGGTCTTTTGCGTTCAAACCGCCCGTTGGGGCTTGAATTGAAGTGGTGCGCGATACCCGCCTGCCGTTGTTAGGGATCATTATGGCCTACCGGGGTAATTGCCATCAGGGATATTTTCATAATCTAGGAACCTTGCCCCATAAGTTCCGCCAGCGATAGGCAAATCACGATTGCCGCCATCACGAGCGCCTACGCGCTGGCAATCAGCTTCATAATCTGATTTCTCTTGCGAGTAATCAAGCCCCTTGGCTCGTAGAAACCGCCACTTAATGCCCGTTATAAAACAATCCTCATCCAGCCTGTACACATCCGTATCAGCAAGCCATAGTTTCTGTGGCGTTCCAGTGGCAGATTCGCACCAAGCATTGCTAAAATAATCATAAGCAAAAAGCTGGCCGCTGGTTTCCGGCATTGGATTCAGATACATCAAACCATTGCGGATATAAAACTTTGCGCGTGGACCACTAGCAATGATTCCATACTTTAAGATTTGCTTTTCCTGCGCCGTAATTGGTCCCAAAAGTTCCCATTTGTAGGTATTATCCCACCATGTACGTTGCACAAAATACTCTAAATCACTTGGCATTGGATAAGCAATTTTGCCAAAATTTATGCTTACGGTGCCGCTTGCCGTAGCGACTTGGTTCAGGGTTACTTGTGTTGGGCTATCAATCGAAACAATAATGCTATTGTTGGCAATCCCGTTGGCAGAAGCGCCGAAAACCTGCGCTGCCAAAACAGAAGTATTTGATAAGCCAGTTACCACCGCAGAACCGCTGACAATAGTTCCAGTCTGCGTTTCCACAACTGTAGTAAATTCGTATTCCTTGTGCAGTGCTTGCCAGCCACCGTTTTTGTTGGCTATGACAGAAAAATCTTTACCCTCGCGCTGCGCTAAAGCCAAAAGCTGCTTGGATTGCTCATCTTGCGCGCCAATAATCTGACTTGGCTCAGGAATGCCTAATTCATTCGCTGCTTGTTGCATCAGTTGGAGTAATGTTTGCGCCATTTTCTACCTTCTTTGGTCTGCCACGCATTTTGGTGACAATAGGTTTAATGTCAGGCGCTTCCAATGAAGGTGGAGCTATGGATTGGGATTGTACTACTTCCTCTTGTTTTTGGCTAGCAGAAAAACCAGAGTTTTGGTTTTTCATGGCCTCGATTTGCATTTGCAGTTCTTCAATTTTGTTATTTAGGCGGATCGCTTCTTTACCTGCCTCTGCCTCAGAAAGCCATACTTTTGCATTCGAGTGCCTGCGCCTTGCTAATCGGCGGCCAATGCTCAATCGGAGTGCCGTCTTGCACAACTTCTTGTTGTTGCTTAAAGGCTTCATATTGCCTTGGGAATCTAAGATAATACGGTGGGTTTCCTTCTGTAGCGCGGCCTATCTTTGTCTTTGTGCTATCGCCAGCAAAAAGAATCTCGCACATTTCTACTTGATCGTAAATAGGCCTGCCTTCTTGATTGGTTTTCTCGTGATTCTGAATGGCATCACTATAAAATCGCACAAACAGGCCTGAATCGTCGCCGTGTTGAACAATTACGGTATTGCCACGTTTTACTATAGTTGCATCGTTAAACATAAGATTGCCCCTTTCTAGAAGGAAATATATACACAAAAGAAAAGGGTGGCAAGTTTTACCTCACCACCCTTCCATCTGGAGAGGCAAGCCAGATTACTTCAGCAGCACTTCAGCTACCCCACCAGATTCAGCGTCAAGGGCAATTACTGCCTTGCCACTTGCAGCCGCAAGAACGCGCTGGATTTCGGCCTGCGCGTAAGTGCC